TTGTGTTTGAAGGTAAGGCAGGATGTGGTAAATCTACCATAATGAACAAAGTAGTAGATTATTTGACTAAGAAAGCCTTTTCAGTCTATAACCACACATGCCCAACAGTGGATGCTGGTAAAGATTTTTATGACGATTATCAAAGCCAAGACGTATTCGTTATGGATGATGTCGGACAGCAAGGAACTTCACAATGGAGACAGATAATTAATTTTGTTTCTCCTGTTAAATTTCCTTTAGATTGCGCGAGCGCAGATCTAAAAAATACAAAATTCTTTGATAGCAAATTGTTGTTAGTTACGACTAATCATTTTTCTGATTTAAGTGGGTTTACTAAGTCCGATTGTATAGCCGAACCAGAAGCTTTATTTAGAAGATGTCATGTTTTGAATTTTGACAGCTGCGTATTCCAAAACGGAGTTATGCAAGGCAAAATCAAATACAAAAAATATGATTTTACTAATCGTATTTGGACTACTAGCTTTATAGGACCTCAGGCGGATTGCAATCTTCCTAATGAATGCGATCTTCAATCTACTAATAATACTGTAGGATGGATATATTCAATGATCACATTATTCCTTAAAAAACAAGATGAAATGTTTAAGAATAACGTATTATCTCAGGATGATGAAAGAGAAATCGATGATGTCGTGAATCGTTTGATTCCTAACGGTGAATTTTTTGACCCACAGTCTTGTTTTTCATTTTTGTCAGATTTAACTGAGGATAGTGTAAGTTTATTTCAAGAATATTTTTCTTTTATAAAACTTCAATTCATAGATAAAACTTTAAATATTTATGAGAAGTTAAGAAGTCATTTTGACAAAGAAGATATGATGGGTTCAATACTTTCAGGCGTGCTGCAAGGATTAGGTAGTACTCTAATAACGTTTGCTATTAATAAAGTTTTTAATTATTTAGTGGGCGATAAAGAGATATCAGCCTTGTCTAGCAATAGCTATAGAGAAGAAAGTGTTCACCTTTGGAAGAAGACTCAAGGAGAGTATATCCATCGCACAATACCGAGGAAAATATTCAACAGTACTTGTGATACTTTAGATGACATAGTTTCAGGACCTATGGATTTAAATACTCGCATTAGCTCACTTAGATCACGAATGAGAGTAATAGAATTAATTAGTACGACAGGTTTTAAAAATATATCTCAAGGTATAATTTCAGGAAGGAGATTAATAGTTCAATGTCACTCATATGCTTCCACTTCAGGTGTAGCTAATATATATAAAGACTGGCAATGTTTTACCAATAATTCTCTTGAATGCAATAACATACCTTTTAAAGTTATAAAGGAATGGCCAGAATATGATATGGCTGTTATTGAAATTCAGCTAACGATTCCTATTTATAGAGATGCTACGCATACCTTATTTAGTAAAGAATTAGAATCAGAAAATCAGCTAAGACCTCACCATTTATACTTTATAAATGCAGAATTAGCCGTAAGTTTAGATAATAATTTCACGGTTAACGAAGACTCATTCCAAGTACAAAATCCTATGATTAATAAGTGTTATACTGTATTAGCAGGATCTGGAGTTAATTATTCTATTACTGCCGCAGGATTATGTGGAAGTTTATTAGTAGATTCCGAAATTGGTCTGTGTGGTTTACACGTTGCAGGAAACGCTAATGAAGGATTTGCTTTTATTTTACCTAAAAGGATTTTAAAAGAGTTGAAAACATTATTAGTTTATACTAATAGTCGACATTTAGAAATTAAAGACAATGATGCTAAAGACTATTCTGGCCTGAAGCTCTTTAATGATATATATCCTTCAAAACAACCTTTATCTAAAACTAGTTTAAATAAGAGTGAAATGTATAATGATTTAGCGTCAGAAATAGAAGAACACGGAGAAAAACTTCCTCCCAATTTTACTTCTTATGGATCTAAAACTTTAGAACGTATTGCTGAAAAGTCTTGCAAACCTATTCCTCACATTCCTCCAGAAGCAATTGAATTTGCTAAGACGTGTATACGTCAATATATGGTACCTTTTGGCGATTTAACAGATAAAGAGACCATTATGGGAATTACAGAGGAGGAGCTATCTAGTTTAAACAAAGGTTCGGTTAACGGGTTTGGATATGCAAGAAATAAAGAAGATTATTTAGACTTTAAGAACGGAGAAATCACTACAGCTTTTAAAGAAATATTAGACTCTTTTGTACTTAAATGCAAAGAGGATTCTTTAGATATATCTGATTTGTTATTTTATGAAGCTTTTAAAGATGAATTAAGGCTTAAAGAGAAGGTAGATAAACCTAGATCTTTTAGAGTTGCTCCTTTACATCACACTTTTATGACGAAAAAATGCTTAGGAAAAATATTTAGTCATTGTAAAAAGAATAGATGGAAAAATCAGATGATGATAGGAATAAATCCCTATAAAGAGTGGAATCGCTTGTATAAAAGACTAAAAAGTTGTCATATTAATTTTGATGGCGATTTTGGAAATTGGGATGGAGGAGCTCCAGCTCAAGTTCAAGACGCAGTATCAGAAGTTATATTCGAATTTTATACCGGAG